GCCTCTATCTTTAGATGTAGCATTCACAGACGCAAAAGGAACTCAATATCCTGCTAACTGGTTACGTAATAGTACAGAAGCTGATCGTAAAGCTGTAGCTAATACAGGTATAACTTGGGAAGCAGACCCGCCTTGGTATGACCAACGGTTTTATTGGGGTCCAAATAAACCTAAAGACTTAGCAACCTTAAAGGCTTTATGGGTTGATAATCAAAAACGAATAGCTAATTCATTAATAGCTCCTACTGATTGGAAAGTAATCAGAGCTGCTGAAGGTGGTACTGCTGTACCGTCTGCAGATAAGACCTATCGTGCGAATGTTCGTACACAGTGTGGTCTACGTGAAGCAACGATCAATGCCTGTGCTGATGTAGATAAGCTAGCTGCCACAATAACTGGCACCTTATCTCCTACAATTGCAGGTACAGCTTCTAATGGTGCAACAGAGAAAAAGAAAGAAGATGGATCTTCATATGATCCAGTGCAATATAACGATATCGCTAACCCTGACCTACTAGAAGATTGGCCGACCAGCTAGGTCCACCGACAATACCTTCTATAAACCTACCTAATCAGATACTTCCGAATCCGCCTTTACTACCACGTCCAGTTTTAGATCAACCAAAGGCGGATTTACCTTCTTACAAACCAATGTTAGTTCCGTCAAAAGAGTTGATGACGTTAGAAGGTACTAAATCTGAAGAGGAAGAAAAGAATGAAGGTAAGCCAGTCTCAAAAGATTTAAAGAAAGTGACTATCCCTTGGACTAACTATGAAATGACAGTTCCAAGAGAAGAGATATTAGGAGCTGCCTCTATTAGTGCAGTTGTTTCTGTAGCTACCACCTTGGTTGCAACTTCCGTGTTGAAATACGCTACAAAACTAGTCAAACCTGTAGTACAACAAATTCTCTCAAGAATATATAAAAAATTCACCAATGGAAGAAAAACCCAAGAACCTTCTAAATAAATTGAAGGATGGAATAGAAGACAAAGAAGAACAGATACAAATACTAGGAACCTTTGTACGACTTGGAGTTGTCGTATGGGCTGGATTCATAATCACGCTTAATTACGTGGAACTACCAATGGTAAAGAAGGGTCAATCTGGAGATATCACGTTCGTTGCTTCAGTCTTTACTGGAGCACTAGCCAGTTTTGGCTTGACTACTTCTAACAGTAAAAACGGTAAACCCGTCAACTGCCCAATGGCAAATCAAATTCAAACCAAAAAGAAAGAAGAATGAAAACCTTATGGCTATCACTCTTTTTACTGCTTTCACCCTCGGTAGCAAGAGCAAATCAAATCACGCCCGCCTTCACCCAGGGGTCGATGAACGCAACTACAACTACAACTCAAACCGTTACAGAAACGATCAATCAGAAAGTATATGGAGGAGAGTTAAACAGTTGGTCTGGAACCAATGTCACTCCTTCTTCAGATATAGCTGGTTCAAATACAACTTGGACAGTAACAACTGCTGGAGAAGACTTTCAACTCGAAGTCGTAACCAGAGCAGCGGATTCAACAACAGGTTTAGTTCTATTAGAAACAATCGATATAGATCGAGACATAACTACAAACGCTACAACTACTTCCTTATCAGTCTTCTCACAATAGGCTCACCAGCCTTAGCGAGTGGCGATGAGATCAATAATACAGCAGCTCCATCAAGTACAGCCACAGGAAATGTGACCAATCAAGCTGTGCAATTCCAAAACAATGGAGCACCAAGTAGACAAAACATGGGACCGTCTATTGCTTGTAATGGTCCAACCATGACTTTCTCTCCCTTCTGGCTTGCTAGTGAAAATAAACCATACGATCCTGAGAGTTATTCCAGAGGATGGAACTATGGAGGTCAATTAAACTTCATGGTTCCTTTGGATGGCTCAATAACGGAAAGATGTAAGTCAATAGCAAAAAGAAGAGAAGAGAAAATGCGAGTTGACTATGAGCTGGTACGTGCTCTCAAATGTGCCGAACTAATGCAGAAGGGTTTCACCCTGCGACCTGGTAGCCGTGTTGAACAGTTATGTAACGACGTGGTTCCAATCGTCAGCATTATCAAAACCGATACACCCAAAAAATGAAAAAATCTTTAATTATAACTGCAGCGCTCATAGTATTAGGCGGTTTTGCAGTTAAAGAAGTGATAAATATCTTTAATGCATCCCCTGTAGGACAGCTGAAACAGCTGAACGACAAGAAAGAAGCGATTAAAGAGATCATGAAAGAAGGACCACTAGAAATTACACCCGAACAATCACCCCTAAAACTCAAATGATGACAATGCTATTTATTAAGCCAATCCTATTCAAATTCCTTAGCTCCGCCTCTGTAAAAAACCTAGTTGTGGAACTATTGGAAGCTTATGCAAAATCAACAGATAACACTATCGACGATGCTGCAGTAGCTCTAGTCAAGAAAAATTTATTCCCTGGGGAAAAAGCGTAGATGAATAAAGCCACTGAAGAACAATTTAACGAATTACATAGCCTTGTCACAGAAGAATTCCTCAAACGTGTTCGCAGTGGTGAAGCTACTACCCAAGATTTAAAAGCAGCCTGTGACTGGCTCAAAACTAATGACGTAAGCGGGGTTGCTCTAGAAGGTAGTCCTTTAGACAAACTCGCTTCACTTATGCCAAAGGTAGACCCTGAGATGGTTCAAAGAAGACTCTATGGCCCGAAAATCACGAGGTAAGAAGAAGGGAAAATCAACCCGCTATTACCGTAAAAATAGACGATCTCTGATGGTGAAACGTCGCTATCAGAAAAAATACAACAGAAAGAAAAAAGAGGTCAAACGCAGAGTAGAGCTTAACCGTATTAATCGAAAGAATCATCGAAAGGGTAGATCCCGTGTTGGTGATGGTAAAGACGTTTCTCATACAAAGAGAGGAAGAACAACCCTTGAGATTGCACGGAAAAACAGAGCACGAAATCGTTCACGTAAATGACCTTATACCCAAGTCCTGATCACTATCTACAAAACCTAATAACCATGCAAAGTCCTGAAGCCAAAAGGCTGTGGCGTTATGCCATTAAGGAGCACTTTAATCACACATGCGTTTATTGCGGAGAACATCATGAACCACACAAACTTACCCTCGATCATGTCAAACCTAAATGTATTGGCGGAGAAGATCTCACTTCGAATCTTGTCCCCGCCTGCAGACGATGTAACCAGGACAAAGGTAGCGAACATTGGCTCTCTTGGATGAGAGCTACTTATGGATTAAATCCGTATAGAGAACAATTAATTCTTCAACATATTAATTAGATATGGCAGTAAAAAAAGGCACCACTAAGCGGATTGATGGGAAGCTTATGCGGTGGAATGGGAAGAAATGGGTAAAAAGTTTAAGAAAAGTAGGAGGAGAGTTAACTAAACGTAAATCAAGTGCTCTAGCTAAAAAGCCTCCTTCTGCCATCACTAAAGCTAAATCTTCAGCGATTACTAAAGCTACAAAACCAGGTGCACTAACAAAACAAAAAAGTAGAGCTATTACTAACCGTCGGGGAAGGATAGTTAGATCTGATACTGCTAATACCTCCAGAGATACTGTTAGAGGTAGTGGAACAAGAACTGGTCAACCAGGAAAGAATAGAAAACTACTTAAAGCTGGTAAAGAAAAAATTCAAGGTAGATATAGAGCACCTAAAGTTCCGAAAGTTAAAAGGACAAAACTTGATAGAGTTAAAACTAAAGCAAAAGTAGTAGCTAAAAAAGGTGTAAAGACAGCTAAAAGAGCAGCTACTAACGTAAAGCAAAGAGTAGCCAGCAATCGATTACTAAATACACGACTAAGACCAGGAATGTCTCAGGCTCAAAATACAGCCAGGACAACTAACTGGCTAAGACAAAACCTAGTTGGTAGTGGTAAGAACTTTAGTAAATTAGGAATATTAGGTAAAGCAAAAGGACTTGTAGGTCCAGGATTTCTTGCTTTGGAAGGTGTTAATAAAGCTAGAAAGATATTCAACCGTAACGACAACCTACTTCTTAGTGTTGCAAACCTAGCTCAAATTGCTAGAGGAAAGAGATCGTTTGGTAATAGCCCTTTAGCTCAACTTAGAAATGAAAAGCTTGATAGAGATGCTTATCTAGCTGATACAAATAAAGCACCTGGTGCAATAGAGGACTTTGATCAATTAACTCCAGCTCAAATGGCTGAAGTACAGGCAGGTCTAAGTTCAGGTACAACATCACCAAATGCACCTCCTCTTACACATGCTGAAATGAGAGCTGAGTTAGAGAGAGATTTCCCACTACCTACTAAATCTAAAAACATAGTCAAAAAGAAGGAAGTTAAGAAGAAGAAGAAGAAAACAGCTAAAGAACTCTGGATTGATAGAACAAGAAATAGTCCAGCTGCTTTATCTGGAGCCTTCACTGATGATGAAAGGTGGGCTTTACAGCAAAACCACCAAGCCTGGCGGAAGAGAACAGGCAGAGCATAAATCCAAAACTAATTAACTAATCGCGGCCTAAATGGCCGCTTTTTTTATGGCATCAGCTGCTTTACAGGCAGCTTTTAAGGCAGGAATTAAATATGGAAGACCTTTATTAAAAGCTGCAGCCAAAAACGGCAAAACATTAATTAAGAACGGAATTAAGAACGGAAAGAACGGTCACAACGGAGTTAACGGTTTAAGAAACGGATTAAAGATAAAACTACGAAGAGGTACACCAACAGTTCGTAGTTCAGTTAGAGCTGAAAAAGCAGGTAAGATTAAACAAAGTGGTCCTCTAAGTGATAGACCAAATCTAAGATCTTTACGTTTTGGTGAGACTATACCTAGGAGTGCAAAACAAGCTAGACATAGAGGTATTAATAGAAGTTATCATGTACCACAAAATTCTCCTAAAGGAACTAAACCTAGACCTCATCACATAAGAACTAGAAGAAAAGGTAAAGATCAGTGGAAAATTAAATCTGAAGGTATGCCTCAATGGAATAAAAACAAAGGTGCATCTCTAAGGAATGAACGTATAGCTAGACAAACTTCTCCAACAGCTCCACCTAGAACAGATGTTGCTACTAAAGGTCAACATGCTCACCATATATCTGAATTAGCTGCTACTGATCCTTTATTTGCTGAATTACCTAGATATAAACAAAAAGCTTTAATTAAATTCTTAGAAAAAAGAGGTTTCTTTACTGGTGATCACCCTAAGAATATAAAGGTATTAACAGAGACCTTACACGATCTAATACATCGTTGGAGAGTAGATCAAGACCTCTTAGAGTTAATACCTAAAGGTGATGTAGGTGTAACAGCAAGGATGGGTCAAATACAGAAATACATGCTTGATCAAAGAAAACTTATGGAACAAGTGGAGCTTATTAGCTAATGAAACCTAAATCAAACAAAGACAAACTAAAGATTAAACTTCTTCAACAACAAGATCACTACAACAAAAAGAAAAGTATAAAAAAAGCTAAGAAGACAACTAAGAATAAGAAGGTGGCTTATGGCTGATAAGAAACCTAAGAATAAAATAGTCAGAACAAATCGAGATTCCTTACGTTTGAGTAGGGATGATAAATTCCGTATTCTTAAACAGAAAGCTCTACATAAATTAAAACAAATCGAGAAGAATCAAAAGAAGATAAAGCGTATTAATAACAAGATGGTTATTGCGAACCGTCAAAACTATCTATACAAAACTCTTCTAGGTGGTGCTAATGAATTCCCTGGTCAAACACTAGCCACAATGAAAGACACTGCGGCGGCAAGAAAGTACATAACTACAGATAACCTTGTTAAATTCACGCGATTAGGTATAGGTGCAGTTAAGACTGTCAAAAATGTAGGCGCTGGACTTGTTATTAACGCTTTATCTGATAAATATCTAACCCCTCAAGTTCGAAAGGCTGGTACTTACTTAGGTAACAAACTTGTCTTAGCTATCAATAAACGTAAGAAGAAGAAATGAGCAATGTAATAACCGTTCTACAAGATGATTTCAAACTGTTCCTGCAAGCTCTGTGGGAACAGCTCGATCTTCCATCCCCTACTAGAGCGCAATACGCAATAGCTGACTACTTACAACATGGTCCTAAACGTCTACAGATTCAAGCCTTCCGAGGAGTTGGTAAGTCTTGGATTACTGGAGCTTTCGTTCTTTGGACCCTTTTTAAAGATCCTGAAAGAAAAATCATGATCATCTCTGCCTCTAAAGAGAGAGCAGACAACATGAGTATCTTTCTTCAAAAACTAATCATTGAAACACCATGGCTAGAACACTTAAGACCCAAATCAGACGATTCCAGATGGTCACGCATAAGCTTCGACGTAAACTGTTCCCCTCACCAAGCTCCAAGCGTCAAGTCAGTCGGAATCACAGGTCAGCTCACAGGATCAAGAGCAGACTTAATGATTCTGGACGATATAGAAGTGCCAGGCAATTCAATGACAGAGCTTATGCGGGAAAAACTCCTACAGCTCTGCACAGAAGCGGAATCTATCCTTACTCCAAAAAATGATAGTCGTATTATGTATCTGGGAACTCCCCAGACCACCTTTACTGTTTATAGAAAACTTGCTGAAAGAAATTACCGCCCTTTCGTTTGGCCTAGCCGTTACCCACGAAAGTCAAAACTTAGTCAATATGAAGGGCTTCTAGCTCCTCAAATTCAAGAGGACTTAGATCAAGGTGCTCAAGAGTGGGAATGTACAGATAGTGAACGTTTTGATCATGATGACCTCCTAGAACGTGAAGCTTCTATGGGTCGATCTAACTTCATGCTTCAGTTCCAACTCGATACTTCATTAAGTGATGCTGAGAAGTTCCCTCTTAAAATGGCCGATCTGGTGGTTACATCCGTTAACCCAACAACAGCTCCTGATAACGTTATTTGGTGCTCAGATCCAAGAAATGTTATTAAAGATTTACCTACAGTTGGTCTCCCTGGTGATTACTTTTATTCCCCAATGGACTTGGTAGGTGATTGGTCCAAATATCAAGAAACTATATGCTCTGTGGACCCCTCTGGAAGGGGCTCAGATGAGACTGCAGCAGCCTTCATTTCACAACGTAATGGATTCCTTTATTTACATGAAATGAGAGCCTATAGAGACGGTTACAGCGACAATACTTTATTAGATATCTTAAAGGGTTGTAAGAAGTTTGGTGCTACTAAGTTACTCATTGAATCTAACTTCGGTGATGGCATAGTTGCTGAACTATTTAAAAAACACATCATCAATACTAATCAATTCATAGATATAGAAGAAACTAGAGCAAATGTTAGGAAAGAAGACCGTATCATTGATTCTCTTGAGCCTGTCCTTAATCAACATCGTCTTGTTATTGATCGCCGCGTCATTGAGTGGGATTATAAGTCCAATGCAGACGGCGCTCCTGAAGAACGACTCCTCTATATGCTCTTCTACCAAATGTCTCGGATGTGTAGAGAAAAAGGAGCCGTTAAACATGACGACAGATTAGATTGTCTAGCTCAAGGTGTTAAATATTTCACTGATGCTCTATCAATCTCTGCTCAAGACCAAATAAGAATCCAAAGACAACAAGAATGGAACTCTATGCTTGAAGACTTCTTAGATAACCCTCATAGCTCTGCTAATCACATAGCTTTTGGTATGAATAAAGACCAAAGAGACAAAGCTAGAGGTCTAGAAGACAACAAGTCAGTCCCTACCTGGGTTTAACCCAACCACTTGCCTATACAGGGGGAGGGAAGGGTGGACCCTCCCTTTGTAGAGGAGGAAGACAACATTTCTTCCTCCCATTACTCCTATCTGAATCTTGGAGTCGGAATTCTATCTATTTACTCACCATCCTCACCACACATCCCACGAATCGGGTCTCGCTGTATTCTACTGTATACCTACATGAGAGTAGAAGAGAAGAAGTTAGTTAAGTTGAATAGGAAGGCACAAGAATGTGTCTCTAGAGAGAAGGCGAAGAAGATATTGAAGAAGGAGGAGAAGGTCCGTAAAAAAATGGCATAAATTTGAGAAGTCATATATATCGTGTGCCCAAGGACGATTTACCCCCTGCTACCCCCTTGATTTCGTGACGCTGGTTACCCAAACCAACTATTTTTACTGGATTTCAGGCTTATTTGATACTTTTCACGATAAATTATGTACTATTTATTAATTTGTTGCGATCTGTGGCGACTACTTTTGAAAACCCTTGGTATGACTGGGATCTCTCCAATGTACATTGATCTTGTATCATTTGTACATAGCCTATCCACTAATGGATTGTATAATGGGAATAAGTTCAGTCACCGACTAGGTTGATTGAATCAAGTGTTACGAATTATTACAGATTCTGATCACTTCAAACCATTTCAACAAATCTTTTGATATTATCGAAATTCAGCTAGTTAGACCGCCGAATTAGAGGCCACAAGCTGAAAGACTTTTCAAAAGAAAGTAATAACAAAGAAACTTGAAAACTGAATGAATCCAAGGACAGTCACTGGGTGATGTAGTGGGCGGCGAGCCAGGAAGAGCCACAGTCAGTGACGAGGATCTAAAAAAATATCCATCTATCCACTCAAGGATAGAAGGCCAGGGACCTTTATACATTTTTGTATGAAACAACTAAAGGAATACACACCACAAGGATGTACCCAACCAGTTGCACTAATTAGTAACAACTTACCTGAATATGTACTCAAAGTTATTGATAACAATTGGAGTAAAACATCTTCAGGCTTAGGTAATCATTTTGGTGTTGATTCTTTCCTTCAGTCCTCATTTATTGGGGACTGACTGAAGGATTCATTCCTTCTTATTTCCCTAGCTAGGAGTTAACCATGCTACTCGATACTGAGTACATCGACAACATCATTGAGGCTGCAAAAGCCTGTGCTCTTGCCTTAAGAGCCGCTAATGATGCGTTCGAAACTGATGAAGATTACCTAACACTTGAGGAGAATCATCCCGAGTATTGCAAGGTGATTGATTCAGTTATCGACCTTGAAGATGTACTTAAAGAGTCGCAAGCCTCACTCTACTCAACCGATGAGGAGACAGCCGACTGTTTAAAACAGCTCGACGAAATCCTAGGAAAAGTAGAGGCTTGATTCTTTCCCGGAGGGATTAACACTCCCTCCCTGAAGGATTCATTCCTTCTCCCTTAGCTAACGGAGTTCTTCAATGTCAACACGTTCAAGAATCGGAATCTTAAATCAAGACGGTTCAGTTGAGTCTGTTTACCATCACTCAGATGGTTATCCAACTTGGTTAGGACTTGTACTAACAAGACACTTTTCTAATACATTACTTGTTAGAGATTTAATGAAAGGTGGAGATATTAGTTGCATCCGATCTAGTACAGATTGGGACCGCAACAAATTAGATCAACCTATCATTCTGACCTACAAGATGCGTGGCGAAGACTGCCCAAGTAGGACACATGAGGACTATAAAGAGTTTCTCATGTATGACACGATTCAGACTGAATATTCTTATTTATGGAATCCAAATCTAGAACAATGGACCTGCTGGAAAGCTAACTATGACATGGAATGGATGATTCCAAAACCTCCAACCATTGAGTTAATTCCAGAGAAACATCCAGAAGAAATAAGAACTAATAAAGTTCTTGTTTGACTCTTTCCCTCTCCCTTTTATTAGGGAGACTGAAGGATTCACTTCCTTCATTGTTAACAACGCTAGTTACTAATGAACATTCAAGTTGGTGTTAATTCATCCTGTATTGAAGAACTAACAGTCGATCCAATTATGGCTCGAGCAACTGTTGTATTCAAGGATGGATATAAATACAACTATTCAAAAGTTTCACGCTTTGCCATAACTAACTTACTTCAAGATCAAGCCCAATCAATTGGACGTTGGGTTAATAACAATCTAAAGAAGCCATCAGTTAATTATGAATTAGTGGACTTTATAAGTTAATAGGTTCAAGCCTAATGGGAGGTGCAAAT